TTAATGCCGTTTGACATACATACTGCGCTCAAGCAGTTAGACGTAACGTTGAAGCAAGTAAAGAAAACTAGGGCACAACTTCCTAAACTTAACCGTGAAAAGGTTGACCAAGAACTAAAAATACTTTTACTTGATTTACAATTACTACAAACAGATTTAATTTACATGAGAGATAAGAATGAAAAAGACTAAAGAGATATTAGAAGAAACAATAAACATCGTTACAGGTCAACGACAAGAGGACTATGGTGACAAAGTTGTTAATCATAGAAACATAGCTGAGTTATGGAATGCTTACTTAGATACAGATATAGCACCACATGATGTAGCCATATGCATGTTGCTTGTAAAGGTAGCACGTCTTAAAAATAAAAAGACAAAGGATTGTTACGTAGACATGGCTGGGTACGCCGCCATCGCAGGAGAAATTAATGACACAGATACCTCTATTCCAACCACCGAGTGAGTGGACACCGCCAGAGCAGTTTCCAGATTTATCTGATGCTAAAGAAATAGCTGTCGATCTAGAGACTTACGATCCTAATATTAAGGAGACAGGGCCCGGTTGGGCAGTTGATAATGGTTATATAGCTGGTATTGCTATCGCGGTTGAGGGATGGAAAGGTTATTTTCCTATTAGACATGAAGGTGGTGGTAACTTTGATGAACGTATACTCAAGAAGCAAGTACAACGGATCATGGATCTACCGTGTGATAAAATATTTCATAACGCCGCTTACGATGTAGGTTGGCTACGTTGGTGGGGTGTAGAAGTTAAGGGCAAGATTATTGATACGTTGATCGCGGCGCCACTCATCGATGAAAACAGATTTAGATATTCACTTAACGAGCTTGGTAAAGATTATCTTAAGGAGTCCAAATCAGAAGGACTATTATATGAAGCCGCAAGAGAGTGGGGTGTTAACGCGAAGGCTGAGATGTGGAAGTTACCAGCGATGTATGTTGGTCCTTACGCTGAACAAGACGCAGACTTAACACTTAGACTATGGCAATATTTTAAAGTAGAAATAATTAGACAAGAGTTATCAAGTATCTTTGACCTCGAAACACGGCT